ATGGCTCGTACAAGCTCAAGCGATACACCCAAGGCGCCTGCTACGGCGGCGGCTGGAGCCGCTGCAGCTACCCCGCCGGCCACGGCACCCGCCTCAAATACGGCAGGCGCTGCCGTGGTAGCGGATAGCAACGTCGCAGCAGGGACTCAGACCGGGCCGGTGCAACCTGCCGATACCGCGAATACCGACTCGGCCTCACCAGGCGCAGCCACAGTCTCGCTCGACGCAAAGACCGGCCCGGCCGATCAGGTGCAGGCCGACGACGATAGCGCTGACCAAGGCGAGATCACGATTTACCCGTTGCGCAGTTACCTCGACGGCAAGGAAGTGCGCCGTGCAGGTGGCGCGGGCTACAAGTCGCCGAAGCACGATGCGGTTTCCTTGATCGCTGCGGGCCTGGCTACCGACAAGAAGCCAAAGGCCTGACATGAACGCCATTCCCATCGACCAGGCCATGCAGCACGTGCGCGCAGAGGACGATGACCGCGAACACGTC